GATCAGGCGGCACGCTTAGCCTGCTGGGCGGCGTGACTGGAATGGTGATCGACAATAGCGGCGGAGCGGTTGCCATCGACTCCAGCGAGCTCAACCTAGCCAACATAAATGCGGAAATGGACGCCGCCTTGGCTGATTATTCCGACGATCTCGCCGATGCGGTATGGGACGAGGACGTCGCGGGGCATGTAATCCCCGGCTCGACCGGCAATACGCTTAGCGGAATCAGCTCTGGCGTATCTAGCGTGTACGCCAATACTCAGCGCGTGGATGGGCTTATCGGGATTGATAGCAGCGGCAATGATAGGTTTACCGCTAAGGCATTGGAGTTGGCCCCCACGGGTGGAGGCGGCGGAGCGAGTCCGAGTGATGTGTGGGGTTATGTGCCATCAGGCCTTGAGCCGTCCGGAAGCGCTGCTCAGCTCTTGGCGAGCGCTGCTTCGGGCGGTGCGTCTAGTGTGGTTGTAAAACCCGTCAGCGGCAGCGTGGTGGTGGCACTAGACTTGTCTGGGGCATTCGCTCAAGCCGGGGGCACCTCTTGGTCAGTACGCATGGTGCGCGTGCTGGATAAGGACAAGAACGACGTTACGTATTCATTGTTAACCGGCTGTACTGTTGCAAATGGCGTCTTTACGTGTCACATCAACTCTGGCGGGAGGCTTGATGCCGCTCCTTATGAGATAATTGCCGCCGTGCGCGTGGGGGTTAATCCGGCCCGCTGGGTGGCGCGGTCTTGCTTGATGCATCTGGAGGCGCGATGAGTCGTTTGAGCTATATGCTTAAGCGCGCTAGCGATGATATCATGCTGCGCTCCGTGCATGTGCCTAGCGAAAACCTTACCCCAATAGGCTCACACTATTACGAGCCCGTGGTAATCGGAGTCCAGCGGCACGACGCCGAGCGCAGGGGGACACATTATGACTTGCGAGTAGGTTTGCCTGATCGGTCGATATCATTTGTCATCCCTCGCCCCACGCTACAGGGTCAAGCAGGGCAGACTGCCACGTGGATACATCAACCCGACCATGTAGCTGCATATGCCACGCTGAGCGGGGTTATACCCTCTGGTCAGTACGGGGCGGGACCGTTTACTCTGGTCGCTAAGCATCCCGGGGTTTTGCATAGCAATAATGACGGATCGTACGATTTATACATACACGATAAAGACATAGGCGATGCCAAGCTGACACTAAAAAAGAACCCCAGCAACGCGAAGCAGTACTTCGTGGTGCTGCGCAACCTGCCACGTGAGCGTGTGTGGCAGGAGCGTGGTAAATACAAGGACTGGCAGGGAGATATTCCGTCCTCGGGCTATACGGCTAGCGAAAAGCTGGACGGCGCCATGATGTATGCCACGCTTAATCCCAATGGGATCACCCTCACTAGCCGCAGGCGTGGGGTTGACGGCGAGCCACTCGTGAGAGAGCATCACGTCCCATGGATCAGGGACGCCAAAATACCTAAAGAGTACATCGGCATGACCATCGCGGGGGAGCTATACCACCCCAAGGGGTTCAGCACCCTATCCGGCATACTCAATTCCTCACCCGTTAAGGCGCTCGAGCGTCAACGCTCCGAGGGCAAGATACAATTCGCTCCATGGGGCATCGTGGGCATGCCCGGCGTGAGTTATGCTGATAAGATGGCCATTCTGGACGACTTAGTGGGTAAATTGAATAATCCATATATCACGCGGCCGCGCATGTCGGATAATCCCCAACAGCTCATGGCGCAAATCGAGCGTGAGGGCGGCGAGGGCATCGTCCTGGCAAGGTCAACCGACACCGACGACATGCCGATGTATCGTAAAAAAATATGGCACCCCTATGTCGGTAAGATTGTAGGCTACAACCCCGGCAGGGGTGATCTTGAGGGAACGGTGGGGTCGTTGATCGTAGAAGACGCCACGGGTAAGCGCGTCAATGTGGGGTCCGGCAAGGGGTTAGACGATAACCTCCGCAGATACATGGCTGAGCATTGGGATGAATTCCAAAACCGCAAGATAAGAGTTCTAGCTCGAGGCTCAAGCGGGAAATCGCTCCGGCATCCGCTTTATGGTGGCTTTGAGCTTGACGAAACGCCGCTAGACGACTGGGGCGTGGCCACCTAGACCACGCCCCGTCATCTTGATGTCAGCTGCTATAAGCGTCTCGGCGTCCAGTCGCAAAAGCCGCTATCGCGACTCCTGCGCTGACCGAGATAAACGCTATGTATAGCCACGTCGGGATGAAGCGCCCGATACTCATCAACACTGAAGCAATAGCGGTCATCATCCACAGCGGCATAGCAAACCTCCGTAGCTAGGATCCATCGTCGTCGATTGCTTTACAAGCCGCACGCACCTCCTCTGCTGTGAGTAACGTTTTCTTAACAACATAATATGCGCATGTGAGCAGCTGTAGTTCGGCTGGCATTATGATGCCAGGGACCTCCTCAGAGATAAACACCGAAATGGATGCTTTGTTAGCGTCTGGGAAGATATAGCACCACGCATCACTGCTCCCGTCGCGCGGGGTTGCCTTGAGTAGGTCGATTGCTGTTGTCTTAACTTCATCTGGCGCACCCGACTGCGATATTGTGTGTGCTAGGATCTTGCGCAGTGGCGCTCCCGATGGCGAGGCCTCGCTTCGGCTCAGCGTGCCGAGCAGCGCTTCACACACTTCTCGTGGCGGTGCTAGCCAGTGCAGAGTCCAGCCTGCCTGATTAACCGCTGACCGTAGCGCGTTCGGTGAAGTGGCTGGCTGCGTCGCGGTTGGCTTGTGTAGGCCCACTTGTACATCCGCGACAGTGGCGACCTGAGTGTTGCTTGACGGCCATATGCGAAAGTCTTCTGCTCGCTGGACTACCGAGCGTGCCGGTGGGTCGTCTAATGCGATGATGTTGGTCTCAACAAATGGTATCGTCTCTATTGCGCTAACGTATGGCTCGTTGAGTTCGCTAAGCTTACAATCGTTAGCTAGCTCCATAAATCGGCCGTAATCCCACCTGACGGCGAGGTCTTCCGAGTAGTAGGTGTTATCCTCCAGGCTAATCGCTGATGCCCATGCCAGGCCTCCATCGGCTACTTCGAGCTCGTAGTACTCGTCTTTCGGTGTTTTCAGCGTGGCGCGCTTGCAGTTATCGCTTACGCGCAACGTGTTCTTGCCCATGGTCCACGCCAGATTAGCCGGCATATGGCATTGCGCGGCGAGCCTCTCCTGCACATTGCGAGCTGCCACGCGGTAATCCAGACATTCTGATTTTCCCGGTATAGGCAGCACGTCTATTAGCATCAGTACGCTTCCCATGTTGCGCACTACGCCATAACCGCCAACGGAAGAGTCGGAGCGCATTATCAGAAATGCCGCCCCGAGGCTGCTGATGGCGCGCTCGCTTATTACGAGCGTGCGCTTTAGGGGGTTGGTGCGCCTTTTCGACATGTCAGCTACAAACATCTTCATAAAGGCTCTCCTTGACGCTGTGGCCCTGCGGGCCATACTACTTAGTGCTATGGATAAGACATCTTATGGAATCGTAACGCGGTATGACGCCGATGCGGGAACGATAGACGTTCGGCTAGACGGCGATAACGACGACTGCTATCTTCTGGGCGTGCCAGTCGCCACGCTATCGCCTGATGTTGCTTTTGCTCCCACAGCTGGTATGCGTTGTGTGGTGGGTTATACACCAAACAGCGGTGATGCCGTATGCTTTGGTTTCATGGGGACTATCGGCGAGGAGTCTGACGCCGCTCGCTCCGAGCAAGATACCGTCCAGGGCGATTTGCGCCTCGGCCGGCCGGATGCCAACATGCTGTCCATGCAGCGTGGTGGATTGACAGCTCTGCAAGCTGCTCCGGGTACTGGTTTATGGATGCATGGCGACTCCCGGGCCATCAATGTATGCGGCGAGAAAGTCATGCTCTCCACTCCAACCGTGAATGGCGGATTAGAGACTGATGACGCCGGATGGCCTAAGATATCCCTGTTTGTCTATAACGCATTAGGCAAGATATTGGAAGCATTACTAGGCGCGACTCGGATATGGACCATGAATGCTCCAGGGCTGTGCGGCATTAGCGAAACGCTAGGTGGCGATCCTACTAATCCAGCTCCGTTTAGGGACTTATCAGTCGTCGGCGCCGCTGGCACTACACAAATTCACATAGGCCAGGATGGGGTCAGCATTACATCAAACGCCCCCGTTTCCGTTACTAGCACGAGCAACGTGGAGGTGTCAGCGCCCTCCGTAACCCTCAAGGGTGTATGCGAGGTACAGGGGGCGCTTAACGTGGTTGGAGCACTCTCAGTCGGAGGCGTCCCCCTTAGCGTTCCCTAGGAGGTGAAGAGTGAAACACTGTGAAGACTGCCCGATGACTAAGATATCAGAAGCCGTGAGTGACGCTGGAATGGTCAAATACGGCCGCGTTATAGTCGACGACGAGGACGACGAAGCTATCTCCTCGGAAGAGGCTGATCAGGATCCATAAGGCGCAGCTCCTGCTCCGTAACCCTGCAATATACAAGCAGAGCTTCCAACAGGGCGCGGGTCAGCCTTGCCACGCCGTCACCCTCCGTGGTGTGATGAAAGTCTGAGTAGTAGAATTCATCAGCGGCGGTCTTATTCCACAACCCGCATAGGTTGAAGGTCATGCTGACGCCACTCTCCACCTCGGCATCCCACCACCATCCCAGGTCGGTATTGAAGGGCATGAGGGCTATTTTCAAACCCTGGGTTGTGTGGACTACATAGCCATCGGACTTCAAGCGCTTGTTGGGAACATTATCGCCCCAGGCCATCAGCATTGTACGACGCCTATGTTTTAACCATAGCCTCACATCAACCCCCCTCTAATAGAGCTCCAGGGCTTGCCCGGTGTCTCTGCAATAATGCACTAACGCGCTGAGTGTGGTGGCCACGAGTTCTAGTCTTGCTTTCATGAGCCTCCCTCCTGCAAATCGCGGCGTAATTCCAACGCCTGATTAGTAGCGCGACAATGACAGAGCAAGGCGCTCAAGATTGCGCGCTGCCATTCCACGAAATCAAGATGTGATGCGTTTAAACCCAAAACCGCAGTGTGTTCTGGCAGTATGTGATCTCGCGCCGAGGGGCCGCCGAGGCCTACCAGCCGGATGCGGTTTGAGCGAGTCGTACCCTCGGGCTGGTCATACTTCCACGCTATTGTTATATCGCTACCAGCCCGAGGGGTGGAAGTATGATAGGAGCCGTCGTCGATGCGTATGCTCCTTGTGACTCCGTCTCGCCCTGTATACATCAGCAAAACATTGTCCTCTAAATGCTTGACAGCATTATCAATCCACGCTATGGCCAGGTTGGTGTTTTGGGCATAATTCAGTGACACTTCCAGTGCGGTGATCATTCCTCCCTCCCCCTTGTTGACGAGTCAGCTCTAATTGTGGCTAGATACCTCAACCAATATATAACCCATAACCGCCTGGATTGGGCTTGACATTTCTGGCGTATTGTTGTAAAGTAGCCGTCCGGAGGTAGACGCATGACAGATTTCAATCCCGGCTCGATGCCGTATTCGCCAGAAGCCGAGCGTGCGGTTTTAGCCGCGCTGATGGCTGATCAGGATTTAGCCCTAGAGGTATTGGCTAGCGTAAGGGAGCATTACTTTTACAACCCCACGCATAGGGCTATTTTCAGGGCTTGTTGCGAGCTGGAAAAAAGTGGCACGGCAATAGACCTAGTGTCGGTGGCGGGCAAGTTTAGTAGCTCTAGCAACATGATGGATACCATCGTGGATATCTGCGCAGATCTCCCGACGATGGCCAATACGAAGTATCATGTCCGGCAGTTGAAGAATTACTCAACGCGTCGGCAGCTGATCAGCGCGTCACAGACGATAGCTAAGAATGCCATGCAGGATACCTCTAACGACACTAGCGCACTATTAGACCGCTCGGAGCATGCGATTCTGTCAATCGGGGAGGGCAATGTAACGAAAGACTTCGTGCGTGCCGGAGAAATGCTGGATACCAGCCTTGAGGATCTAGGCAGGATGCGAACGGGCAGTTCTATTGTTGGCATATCGACCGGGTTCAAGCGCTTAGATGCATACACGACAGGCTTGCACCCCGGGGAGTTTATCATCATAGGCGCGCGGCCTGCCGTGGGGAAGACCAGCTTGGCGCTTAACATGGCAACAAACATTGCATCCTCAGGCCGGTCGGCGGGATTCTTCAGCCTCGAGATGCAGAGTAAAGAAATAATGAATCGCCTGATTTACTCTACCAGCAGGATACGCCCCGTGCAGGTGGTCAACAACCTAATCTCAGAAGTGCAGTGGGGCAGGATAGTCAAGGAGACGCGAAACCGTCTCGAATCTATGCCGCTGTATATAGACGACTCCGCGGCAATGACTCCCGTAGAGATGCGTGCTAAGGCGAGGCGTTTAAAGCATCGCGCGGGATTAGACGTGTTGTTTATAGACTATATCCAGCTAATGTCCTGCGGCGCAGATAGGGAAAACAGGCAGCAGGAGGTGACGCAGATCTCGCGGGATCTAAAAGCAATGGCGAAGGACTTAGATATCACAGTGGTGGCGCTATCTCAGCTGAGCCGCAAGACGACAGGCCATAACGGCCCGCCGATGCTGCATGAGCTGAGAGAATCAGGCTCACTAGAGCAAGACGCTGACGTGGTGGCTTTTCTATACGACCCCAACGCCGAAGCGCGTTACGAGCAAGAAGGCCCGACACGCCGCGTATCGCTGATTCTAGCCAAACAACGCAACGGCCCCACGGGGGAGATACCGATGTTTTTCGACTCAGAGATCACCACATTTGAAGAAGCAGATCTAGCATACTGACTAAAAAGAAAAAGGGAGGAGGGGGCCATCCTTGCGGATGACCCCCCTGAGGATTTTTTACTCGAAGCTCCGGGGGTAGTAAGCCCCCGGTTCGGGGACCCGGCCGGGGGCCCTCTTGCGAGGGCTCCGCCTCGGGAGGACGGCCACAGCTCCGGCCGTCATCCCAAAGAGCCAAACCGGAATCCGGGTGGCCCCGGGGGCCACCCTCCACCCCTCCCCGGGGGTCTCAGCGGCGCTCTGAACGCCCTCGAGGATCCTGGCTCTTTCGGCCAGAATCCTCGGGGCCGTAGAGAGGCCCCGGAGCCCGGCCTCC